AGAGACGAGTTAAAAGAGTTCTTTCCATACAAATATATTCAAGTAGAAAGAGCAGAAGCTGATGATACTATTGGTACTCTATGTTATGAGTTCGGTAAACAATTATTAGCTGAAGGTGATGAAAAGATTTTAATACTGAGTGGAGATAAAGACTTCATTCAATTACAAAAGTTTGCAAATGTATCTCAATGGGATCCAGTTAGAAAAAGAAAAGTTTCTGACAAAGATCCAGAGAATTACTTAGTAGAGCATATCTTAAAAGGTGATAGAGGTGATGGAGTACCTAATGCACTTAGTAAAGATGATGTATTTGTTTCAGGTGGTAGACAAAAACCTATGAGACAGACTACTATGCAAAAGATCAAAGATGTCGTTAATAGTATTCCTTTGGATAAAATTAATGGCGAATTTGAATGGGCTGAAGGGTTCCACAGAAATAGAAAGCTGGTCGATCTCCAATACACACCAGACTATCTTAGAGAAGAAATTCTTGAACAGTTTTCTGTAGATCCTGGAGGAAGAGAAAAACTATTTAATTACTTTGTAAAAAGGAAGCTAAATAACTTAGTCGAAAACATAAGTGAGTTTTAATATGATAATAGGATTAGGCGAAATAGTAAATGAAGTAAAAGAAGCAAAGAGCGTCGGAGAGAAAATACGATTATTGCAAAAGCATGATTGTAGAGAACTTCGAGGTATCTTTGAGCTTACGTATGATAACAGAATCATATGGTCACTTCCAGAAGGCAACCCTCCTTACAAACCATTAGATAAGTCCATGGATAACCAAGGCTTATTACACAATGAGTTGAGAAGGATGTATGTGTTCTTAGAAGGACCTAAGAGTGCTGGTATTAGCAAGATGAGAAAAGAGCAGATCTTTATTCAGATGCTTGAAGAAGTAGATCCGGATGATGCTAAACTTCTATTAGAAGTCAAAGCAAGAAAGATCAAAGGCGTTTCTAAGAATGTTGTAAAACAGGCTTACGACGACTTTCTAATCGACCCTGCAAATTCGTAATGCCAACTTATACTTTCATTGACGAAGATACTAACGAGGAGTTCGATCTCCAACTTAAGATAGCTGAAAAGGAAGATTTCCTCAAAGCAAATAAAAATCTTAAACAGGTGATCGGTGCTCCTATGATAGTATCAGGTGTGGATGGGTTGCGTAGACCAGATGAAGGCTTCAATGAAGTTCTTCAAAAGATTGGCGAACAAAACCCACAAACTCCTTTTGGCAGAGAAGTAAATAAATCTACAACAGCCAAGCAAGGCGCAGTTAACAGAGCTGTAGATAAATGGAAAGCATCTAATGCTTATAAAAAACATCACTAATGGATAAACAGTTCGAATTATGCCTCTCAGACCTTCAGAAACTTCCTAGAAGGAACGTAAACGGCTCAAGAGTATATGAGACACCAGATGGCTCATACTATCCCTCAGTAACCACCATAACCGGTCAGATGACCAAGAAGGCAATCCAGGAATGGAGACAAAGAGTTGGTGAAAAGGTAGCTAATGAAATAACAACAAAGGCTGCTTCAAGAGGAACATCAGTTCATAAATTATGTGAACATTATATACTTGGTACAATGGATCAAGTTAAGATTATGCCTTCTAACCATGAAATGTTTACAGCAATGTCTACACACTTAGCCGAGACAGTTGGTAAAGTATATGCTGTAGAAGGATTCTTATATTCAGACTTCTTAAGATCAGCTGGACAAGTTGATATGGTTGCTGAATATAACGGAACATTATCTATTGTTGACTTCAAGACAAGTAGAAAGAAGAAGAACGAAGACTGGATCCAAAACTATTTTGTCCAGGCTGCTGCTTATTCATTTATGTTTGAAGAAAGAACCCAGATACAAGTTCCACAGATTGCAGTTGTGATAGGAGTTGATGGAGAAGAGGAACCTCAGGTATTCATTAAGAACACCAAAGAAAGAAATCAGTATCTACTTAAGTTCCTTGAGCTTCGTGAATTGTTTGATCAGCAATCTTCTTCATAAGAGAGTGGCTTAGTTCCACTTCATCCCTTACATTCTTTTCTAATATAGCTACTTTAGATTGCAACTCACGTACTTCTTGTCTTAGGTTATAGATTACTTGATCCTTATTCTGAATCTTTTCTGTCACCCTTCATTCTCCAATATAGATTGTAATAAGACTGTCCATTGTTGAGCTCTAACTTCCCAATTGTAGAACCCATCAGTATATGCCTTTTGCATATTTAGTCTCTCCTCCATATTAGGATCAGATACTATTCTTAATGCATCAGCTAATGTCAAAGCAGTTTTAGTAGCATGCTTACTAAAGTCCTCTGTAAAGTCATATTGCAGAGTCCAGTTAGCAGTTGTTTCAGGAAGTGCTCCTAAACTACTATGTACACAAATACATCCAGCAGACATTGCTTCTATCATTGCAATACAAGATGTCTCTGGCCATATACTTGGTAAACAGAATATATGAGCCTTCTTTAATGCTTTGTGTATATCTTCATTAGGCACATGACCGTGATATGTCATATGTTTATGTGACTTAATCTTTTCAAATAGTTCTTTGTATGGTTTATCTCTTTCTTCCCAACCATATATTCCAAAAGAACTATAGACATCTAAATGCCATTTGATATCTGGAAAGTTTTGTTCCATCCATTCCATAACAGGATATAATATTTCTAATCCTCTATGTGGAGTTGTATGATAGATAATGTTTATTCTTTTATCTGAGTCTGGCTTATCATGTTCTCCAATAGGTTCTATTGCATTTTGCAATACAGCCATTTTATCTGCTGGAACACCTAAGAAGTTTTGTATTTGTTGTCTCTGCCAATGGGATACACATACTATCTTATCAAACTTTTCCCAGCCGCCATCTTTAAGATGTTGCATCTCTGGATCTTGAGCTAGATCGTGTACCCAATAAATGTTCTTTTTAGTTTTGCTTAATCCTCTGAAACGAGAAGGAATAATATTGAATTTGTCTAATAGATTTTTATCTATCTTATCAAACAGAGCATGTTTCATTAGCTCTGTTCCACCCATAGCATCTTTATCTACTTCATTCTGAGGGACAGTGCTCTCAGGATCACCTAATATATTTAATTTCATTATAAATCCAGTTTTGCTTCTAAGTCTGAATAACCACCTATGTTTTCACCATCAAATTTTATTTGTGGGAATGTTCTTGCTCCAGGAAACTGTTCAAACAGCTCCTCTCTTGTAAAGTCAGTATCTAATTGTTTGTAAGTATACTCTAATCCTTCCTTCTCACATAATGCTTTAGCTTTATCACAGAATGGACATTGCGTCTTTCCATATATCTCAATCATACTATAAAGTCCTCTCTAGTTTTTAGAGCGGTATGTTTCTCACCACTCTTAGTTATATACTCTTCTTGTTTTATACCTTTAGTTCCTTCTGGCATGCTTATTATAAATTGAACTATGCCTATAAAAATAGGTATCATTAATGCTACTAATATTACACCATCTATCATGTTAAGTCAACAGCAAAGATTCTATCTTCTTCTGCTTGTATCTCCTCCAAATCAAAATTTATACTCACGCCACATCCACAACTAGAGGTCTCTTTAGGATTAAAGAATTTGAATAAGTGATTGAGTCCTTCTTTAACATAATCTAACTTCATTCCTACTAGGTATGGAACTGACACCTTATCTATTACAATGCCAAACTTCCCATAATCAATATACACATCATTGCTATCGCCATCATGGTTGACAGAATCAAAAATGTACTCGAAACCAGCACATCCTCCACCTGTAATACCGAGACGTATATTCTTCCAGCCTTCTTTAGATTGTTGATAAAGTAATTGCTGAATCGCCTCATCTGTTAATTCGATCATATTCCATTTTCTGGATATAGCTCGGGTTGTTGATTGTGTTTCCTGTATGCTGTTTTCTGTTCCCAGTCTTCTATTGCTTTCTTGATACTATCTTCTGCTAAGACAGAACAGTGTAGTTTAATTGCAGGAAGTTCTAATGCTTCTGCTATATCTCTGTCCTTAACTAATTTTGCTTCTTCTATTGTTTTACCTTTTAACATTTCAACGAACATAGTTGAAGATGCTATTGCAGATCCACAACCATAAGTTTTAAATTTAACATCAACTATTCTTTCTTCATGGTCTAATTTAAGTTGTAGTTTCATAACATCACCACATGCTGGAGCTCCAGTCATACCTGTAGCGACATTTGGATCCTTAGGATCGAATCTTCCTACTGAATGAGCCTGTGGATTGTTTAGAACATCCTCAAATCTCTGAACTACCTTCTTACTATATGCCATTATGCCAAATATTCTTTTATCTGTCCTACAGTTCTTAACTCGTCAGCATCTCCATCTGGAATTTCTATATCAAAGTTCTGTTCAAATTCCATTATAAGTTCTACTGTGTGTAATGAGTCTGCACCTAAATCTTCTATAAGGTCTTTCTCATCAGTAACA